CGTGGTTCCCCTATTAACTAGTTGCTGGCCTAGCAACCACTCTAGCATCCTCGAGTTATTAAGGCTTTTCCAGAATTTATGTTCTAACTCTAATAATTCCCTGCAGTAGTGCCCATCAAATTTTGAATGGTCAAGACAGACTGCTACTGGATCAACGAATTTAGTCCACGATGTAAACAAGGCGTTAGCTACCCCGTAATTATCATAAACTTTAGTGAAAATGGTTTTTACCTCTTGTCCATCCCACTTATGGACGCCATTTTTCACGGACATTGAGAAAGGCAATAATTCTCTCTTTAAACTATACAAATAAGTAAAATCTCTAAATTGAATCATACGTGGAGGTTTCCCTGCCTCATATTTTCCAATAGGGATCTTTTCATATTTAACAAAGGCTTTCACAAGCGATTGTTTAGTGGAAAGATTTACTACCTTAGCTCGCAGTTGTAGGTATGCACTTTTATAACGACTTTTTATGCAGGATCTAGTATTTGCCAACAAAGTTTTATGGTCAACCTTGCGAAATGGCTCAAATGTCTGTGACATAAGTACAAGCTGTTTCTCCAACAATTTAATTGCTGGGTTCCCAGGTATATACCCGGGAATATCGCCAAGTAAATGACGTCTCCTTAGCCCATCGTACTCATTGCACTGACAATTGTTCCAATAAAACTGATCCTCCAATGGTAATCCCAAATTAAGATGAAGATATTTGAGATAATAATTTGTGGAACACCCTTGTATGCTAGCTTGAACCTTGTATTCATTTGTTTTAACCAAAGCCGGTACTTTAACTTCTGTGCATAAACAAGGTAGCATCAAAGGTGCCATTAGACCGAAGCGATATTCGTCGGCGGAAACCGAACATGTGATTGGAACACATGTCTCACGCCTTTCAGCATGGGTTTCACCGGGAAAAGTCTATGACCTAGATCGCCAGTCATAGCTTTATTGATCTTCTCTATCGCTTGCCATTCTGTTCTATTTTTCATTCGAGCTCTGAAATCCAGTTCCTCCTGATCTATGAAGAACGCTGCAGCCACTGCTGATGTTAAAACTGCATACTCGATATGCGACTCTGTTGGTAATTTCTGGCGAGTCATCCAGGCCCTAGCATCTTGTACTAAAGTTCTTATAAAATGCGGGTCTCTTGAGTGCATAAAATGCTTGCACTTCAGGTGATAAGTTAAAGCAGTGTAGACCTTCCGGGTCTTCTTATCACGTAGCACTCTAGCCTTGGAGAAAGACGGTCTGACGATATCGTGCCAGGACGTTTCCTCTTCTGGATTAGGCGGTGGCGCTGGCTGAGCTAAAGCACCATCCGCTCGTGGGTTTGTTTCGACTACATTTCCTTCAACAGTCATAATCTCGTCCTCATCATCATCCTCATCATCTGGTGTTTCAGCTAACGTGTCTTGTAAAGCATTAAACCTATTGGTGATAGCATCAGCTGCCTGATGAATCGCTGTTGTAGACTCGTTGTGATACTCCTTGTAAGGTGATTCTTCCGGTTTACCGGGTTTTACAGTCATTAAACTAGTTTTAGGATCTTCCAAATAGTTTTGAATGGCTGAACTTTTACGTTTTAAATAACCTAGTATATTTTGTGCTTTAGACGATTTCCTCTTATGAATTGGTTTGGGTGTAATCTGTGTGTGATTGCCTTTAAAAGCTGTCGCAGCTACAAAATCGTCGGTATATGCTCTACTGTGAGTGAAGTTCAACGGAACAAAATCGTTAGATTTCGGTTCGTAGACATCTTCATTCGGCAAAGGAGCAAATAGTTTAGACTTGTTTACATAATCAGCACGAGTAGCAACGACATAATTCAACCTGTCAACTTTATCTTGCTCTATCTTGGACCTTTTGATAAAATCCAGGTCTGTCGATGGATGTAAAGGAGGCATTTTTCGTCGTTCTTCTGGTGTAACGCAAACATTTCTTATAACAATACAATTAGTAGTTTCATTTCTTTCGCTGGTCAATCGCTGTGTGGTTGTAGCATCGTCCGGTCCAACTCCAGTCCCGGCCATATCAGATCGTAAAGAACCTTCCATGGTTGTATGTCTGGTATTACTTACCGGTTTTTCAACTGATTTCCTTCAGCTTCTTAGCCTATTGTCAAGTTTTCTACTAAGAATTATGGCCCTAATATTGGGTATTAGGTAGTTAATGACTACTTGTACGATCTGGTCGTCAATCAGATCGGCTAACATATGTGGCTTTAGGTTTAACTCCTCTCCTCATTACACTTTGTTCAAGGTTACAAAGGGTGGGTCTGATGTACCCGTTTAGGCTTTAACGATATTAAGTTTTCTCCTAGTAAGTATTGCTACTGATAATGCAG